GGAATCCGGGGCGAGTGTCACGGTGGAGAGATTCGTAGGGAGGTCACAGAGTTTGACCGCTGGCGCTACGGGGGAATTATATATTAACCGTGGAGCCACAGCATGGCCCATGGCAAAGCGAAAGTACTCTACTATGAAGCGCAATAAGATTGAACCGTCAGTATTGACGATTAATCTGAATACACCTATTGTAAATGTTGGAACATTTGGAGAATTTACGTGTGATCTAAGTCAGATCGCATCGATTGTTAACCGTCGATTTTATCGTCAAGGTATTAATTGGGCAGTTGCTGGAATTAAAGTAACTGTCCCCGGACGTGAACCCGGGACTGGAACAGTTGATGGTACAGTTCGTGTTTTGAAACTTCCAAACACATGGATCATGTCCAACGCATGGGAGAAATCTATGCGTGTATGGAATCGAATGAATCGTGATGCTCTTTCAGAAACCGATTCTGTTCGACCACGATTTTTGGATTTTAAGATCTATGCTGATCTTAAACATCATACTGATGGCTATGTTGGTAATTTGTTACCTATGACATCAGCTGTACCTATTGGTACTACATATACACCGGGGGAATGGGAAGCTTCTAAAGCATCGATTCCACTTGTATCGCCTGCTGGCGCTTTTCTCCCTGGGGAAACAGTTGAAAGAGAATTTATTGCAACTGGTGCTAGTTATCCTGGTGTTTCTGCAGTTACAGGATTTGATGCACTATCCCTTATTGAGGGATATGCTGCTAGTCGAGGATTACCTAACATCCTAGACCCGAATACTCCAGACGACGCTCACGACGTCGGCGGTGGTACACCTGAAAATTGGATGCAAGCCATTTTCAATGAAGGAACCGATCAAGCAGCAGATGTTCTTCTTGATATGGTAACTGAAAACAATATCGCTCCATATCCATTTGAGAATGATGGAGTGCATTTGGATACTATGTATCCCGGTGGTGCTAATCAAGCACCCGGATTGGAACTTCATGATTATAGTAGTATCTCTGGAACTACTATTGGAAACCAAACCCGTATCAAGGGTGGTAATTTCCCATGTGGTCTTATGCGATTTGAATGGGGACCATCAACTATTGCTTCAGGGATTCAAATTCAAATCGATTTGATCCCGGGAACTCATCGTGGTTACATGTGTGAACCTATGACGGAGATGTGAAGATTATGACACCAACTCCAGAACTTGAAACTGCGAAAGCAGGGACCGCAGCTGCGCGAATTTTGTGCGCTGTAAAAGAGAACCGAATTGAACTGATCGGTGTGATGATCCTAGCCCACTTGCTAGGTATTAGCGACCGGCTTATTGCTCAGGCAAGCGGAGTGTGTTTCTGATGGCTTACAAATATGGTAAGTCGTTTAAGAAAGACGGAAAATTAGTCCGATACCGTTACACTGACGGTAAGAAATCGACTAAGAAACTTGTTGCTGTCAACAAGAAAAAGAAGAATACACGCCGTAAGAAGTGATTACTTTGTGTCCAAAGTGTTCTTCCAATAATGTTCATGGCGTTATCATCGACAAAGATGACAAGCAGCCTATCATACATTTCGTATGTGAACAATGTGGAACGGAGTGGGTTGAATGACTAGTTTAACCTTCTTTGAGATAGGTGGAGAACTTATCGAATTAAATGCAGATTATGAGTATGGCACAGGCCAAACATCTGCAACAAAGCGTAAGCAACAAAGAGCTATTGCAAAAGACGTAAAGTCCATCGGGAAATCCGTGGACAAAATGTCAAAGAAAACAACGTCTGATGACGGTTGGGGACCAGCGGAGAAAATAGGCTACGGAGTAGGACTTGCCGCTGGTGTAGCATTCGCCGTTGCAACATTTCCTGTTGTCGTTGCGGATTCACCAATGATCGGCCCTGCCGACCTAGCATGGTTTGCAGCTTCTGCAAGAATGATAGATAGAACCACGACGTTAGGACAGAAGTCCGGAGAATACGTCGATGACAAAATGGGCTGGGATTAAGCCCATTGTATACATATCTTTATATACCAGTGTATACAAGGAGTATACATGGCGAAATTATATTGGCGCGTAAAGATAGATGGGAAGTGGACATGGCGACCTGCCGACAAGTACACTCCACCTGTAAGCGAACGAATGCCAGCATTGGTGGCATTGGAGGAAGAAGAATGATACTCATTTATTGTGAGTACTGTAATGATCATGTTATCACACTTGATTGCATGAAAGACTCAGAGATATGCGGAGCGTGTTATATCGATGGAAAACACGAAGTGTGACACATGCAGCTCTTTGCTGGAAATCTATGGATCATGTGAAAGTGTAGCCCCCTGGCTATGCGAGTGTGCAGAGAAATCTGCAGAACAATCTTCCTTACAACAGACTTTGGTGGAAGTTAAACCCCGACGTCGTATTGGGCGACTTCTCGTCCCTAAGATCGGGGCCAAACTTCGGAAGCAGTGGTTAGATGCTCAGAAGTGAAAAAAACCGGACAACGAGTGACAACGATTTTAAGATGTCACCTTCGGTGGAAGGGCGAAGAAGATTGGAATCCGGGGCGAGTGTCACGGTGGAGAGATTCGTAGGGAGGTCACAGAGTTTGACCGCTGGCGCTACGGGGGAAT